CATTAGTATCATTAAAATATCCAGCGTCAAACTTGTAATAGTTATTGAAAAATTCTGCCTTTGCATTGTAAGACGTGGTAACGCGCCTATCCGTATTACACACACCAAGAGCGTCCCTATCAAACATAACTGCCAAAATGCCCGTTGCGTTAATAGTAGTATCAGCGTCAATTTTTACATTGATTGCGGAAATATCCTCAAACTTGTAATTAGTGCCGCTTGCTTGCCAATAAGGGACAACTTCATATTGCGGCAATTTAGTCAATTCGTTATGATAGGTATCAGATTGCAAATATACATCACTCGCTTTTGCAAAATCAGCAAGCGTTACAAAGTGCAAATTTGCCTTATCCGTGAATCTGTCTTTGCCACCCACATTATAAAGCGTTGAAATGCTACCCATTCGGTCAACATATACGCCCATAATGTAAGACGCATACCGCACAAACTCCGGCTCAAAAATGGCCTCATTTGCCGCCAACGTCTTGCCAAATTTTGCGTTGTACATCTGAAGTAGATTTACGCAACGGTTTGTGGTAGTGCTGGAATAATCGCCGTTAAAGGCAGTGCTATCAGCGTTAAAAGTCTGCGCTGTCATTGCGTTAATTGTGCGCATAACAAGCGCGTCAATCTTGATAGTCATGGACTTGTCAACGGCGTTATAAATCATAGAAATAAAGCCGTTAAGCTGTGCCGCATTGCTAAAGCTTTCTTTTACCTGTTTTTCAGTAAAGCTCATAGGCACTTCAAAAGTAACCTTGCTATTGAAAAATTTGGCAGAAACGACAGGCTTATAAAAAATATCCTGCTTATATTCCTGCTTGTCAACAAGCTCCCAAGATTCATTTTCCGTTGCTTCTGGAATATCGGCAGAAATCTTTTCCAGCACACTGCCAAATTCCCAAGAATCCATAAGGACAGACGGCAATTTGCCGCTATACGGGCGATTAACAAAGATAACCTTGCCAATGTGATTTACAAGGCTTTTGACATAATTATCAACGCTTGCCGCGCTGAAAAGCTCTGTACCAACATCAACAACATTAGACAAATCCTCTGCTACAATGTCGGTTTTACCAAGAATTTCATTTGTGACGGTATTCATCAAGGTATAAATCTGTTGTACAGTCATAATAGATACACTCCTTTTAATTATTCATAAAGTTTATAGACATGCCGCGCTAAAACATTATTAGCGTCCACAAAGATTATATCATACAATAGATAGTTTTGCAAGGCTTCAATAGACTTTTTATAATAATTCATGTACGAAATACTATAACCGCTTTTTTCGCCTGTTGTGGTTTGTGTTCCTGTATTCGTTCCTTGCAAATTTCTTGTATCTGTACCAACATTTGTATTTTGCTCTTTATTAGCAAAAGTATCTAAATCAAAAGCGTTTATTTTATTAGTATCGGTCTTATCACTTTCAATAGTACCGCTATCGGTAGTTGTAAAATCTTTTACCATTGTGGTAGTATTTGTTTCACTATATCCCGCATTAAAAGCTTTATCTTGCGTTTGATATAGTTTATATACAAGTACCCATTTTTCATAATAAAGAGTATACAGGTAATTAGCAAGCGCTTTTATATTATCCTCTGTTAGTGTGGTATTATCGCCCAAAAGAGCTTGTACTAATTTGCTAATAGGTTTAGTGGTATAAAGTGCCTTATATGTTAAATCCATTTGTACAGGTGTAATAACTTCACGCCATGGGAAAGGTTTGATTGCGTCAATCGCTGTGAAGATTCCGCTATCAGGTAAAACGTTGTTCAATGTTGCCATTTTTATTAACCTCTTTTCTATATTCTGTTAGAATTAAATGTGCTATTAAACTATCCTTATCAACGTGCCTTAATTCGGATAGTTTTTCAAGCACATATTGTTCTTCATGCGTTAACATGATTGTAAAAGGATTGAAATATTTGCTCATATTCTACCCTCTAACTTTGCAACTTCATACCCATATGATAGGCCGTCATTTTCGGCACGTTTTACAACGTCTTTCATAGGGTATTTAATTGCGCTTTTGCCTTTAATCATACCGCGCTTTAATTCACACTCTTTGCAATATGCTTTTGCATAATTGGCTTGAAAGATTTTGCCGCAATCAAGACAAACATTGTTAACTTTACTCATCATTATTTTCCCCTCTTTCCTCTGTGCCGCTTTCCTGTCCCGTTTCTGTTTCTACCTGTCCAGCGTTTTCCGCGCTTTCTGTGCCCTCTGTGCCGCTTTCTGTGCCCTCTGTGCCGCTTTCCTGTCCCGTTTGTGTTTCTACCTGTCCAGCGTTTTCCGCGCTTTCTGTGCCGCTTTCCTGTACATTGTTTGCCGTCTGTGCAAATTCCGTTACCCGCATTTTCCAGCTACTTGCAAACTCAACGATAATATTTGTACCAAACATTTCATTGATTTTTTCAAGTGCCTTTTTGCGACTGTTTAGCATATCGTCAATTAAAGGGTATAGATTGCCGCTATTCATTTCTACTTCACTTGTATTAAGGCGTTCGCGCTTCATATTGAAATTGGAATTAAGGCCAATTTCATTATATAAACTTGCTTTCAAGTATTGCTGATACTCTATTAAGTCTTTAATACCTTGCGCATTTTGTTGTACAGCATTAGCGGAAAAAGCACCTACAATATTTTTATCTGTAATAACACCTTGTTCCCCTTTATAAAGATTATTTAAATAATCCCTTGCATTATCGGCTGTATTATCATCTTGCGCACAAAGAATAAAAGATGCACGTTTATTCACATCATACAATAGCATGGAAATATCGTTTTCATTCAATAGCGTACAATACCTATTAAAGAGCGGAAACAGTCCGCAAAACATGGTATCATTTGGCATTATAATACAGTCTTTATCAATGACAAAATTTTTGCTAATATTTAGCGCTGGATTGCTAATAGTTGCAATAGTAGGGCGATAATATACATCTTGTTCGCCACCCAAACCACCATTAAATACATACAATTTATCATTGACTTTTGCCCATATGCCAAAACCGCCAATTTGTAAAATCTTTTCAAGCTCAATCGCTGGAATGGTATCGGGTAGTCCGCTATACTCAAACATTGCGAAAGAGCGGTTAAACATATAGCGGATATAGTCTTTCACGTTGCGCGGTTTATCCAGATAATTATAAGGCTTATTCAGTGTGTCTAAAATGAAGTTATCAATTTTACTCATTTGTAACTACCTCTTTCCCTTGCATATAAATCACAAGTTTATTGATTGCAAGCGTATTTTGGTTTAATGCTTCCTTTAAGCTGTCCATTTCTTGCTTGTGTGCTTCACTCTGTTTATTCATTTGATAGAAAAGAGCGCAACAACAAGCAATAGGAAAACCTACCGTTGAAATAAGTTGCGAGATTGCGGAAATGTCCATAAACTCAACCACCTTTACAAATTAACAAATAGTTGTGTATTGTGTTTCCTACTTCATTGTTTTGATAGTAAACACGACCTGTATTATAAAACCACGCTAATCGCTCTAAGCGCTTAATTTGTGGTCTTAATACGTTTCTATTATAATTGATTTTTGGGTTATATTCAAGGCTGAAAATCAAATCGGAATCGGGATTTTTAATAGGTGTGGTCTTTTGGTGAATGAAAGTAAAAACAATATTATCTTTTTGCACTATTTCACATTGAAAACAGTTATCATTAAATAAGATAAAATAAGTGTACAATATATCAGTTGGTTTATACTTTACAGGGCAATGCGGATAAATATCTAACTCCCATGCGCCGCTTGTTATCATGTGCAATTTCGGGTTATCAAATGCAAAATAAAAGTTGTTATTTCTTGCTGTACTATTATCGGCACAATATTCAAGCGCAACAGTCAATTTGCTATCGCCATATGTGTATAAGTCTATACTACCTTGTTTCATGCTGTCAACGTGTTTCAAGCCCATTTCTTTAAAATAAGGGCAAAATTTATTAACAGTATTTCCCGCCATAAATATTTTAACGTTTTCGCGCAAGCGGATAATGGTTGAAATGGTGTTCATAAATAGCACAAATTCATCTTGCAAATACAAACCTTTAGAAATAAATTCATCAAATAAAATAGTTTCTACTAAAGGAAATCCGCTCCCCTTATCATGCTCCATTTCAGTTAATGCAAAGGCATACGCAAATAAATCTTTTTCAGCGTCGTATATTGGTTTGCCTTTTTCATCAAAATTGCAAAGATAAAACTTTCTTGCATAATAAAATATGCCCGTGTATTCACCTTTTGTTATTCTGGTAACTTCCCCATTTTCAACTAAATTTTTGAAATATTGTTGCGCTCTGTTTCCTGTTATATCCTCTTGCCACCGTCTTATAATTGCTAATTGGCTATGATTTTTAGCAAATTGTTCAAGACCATATTTTAATATGGCATATGTTTTACCATTTGAACGCTTGCCGATTATCATGTTATAAACGGCCTGTTTTGCAAGCAATTTATTAAGACTGTAATAAGTCGGTTTATTTGTTTTGGTCATACGTCTTTAACCCCCTTAAATATATAACCTTGCATTAACTGTTTTAAAAAATTGGCATACTGTTTTGAAATAGAAAGCGTAAATTCACAATTTTCAAGATACACACAACTTTTGGAAATAACGTGTTCTATATTGCCCAAATAATCAGTTATTAAACCCTCTTGTTCAATGTCAATATAAGTGTGCGTCATTTTTCCAGTGTGCGCCCCGTCAATAAATAACTCATCATTGAACATTTTAAATACTTTGTCATTATCATTATTGCATTGCTCAAGCATATATTGTAAACCGTTTTGTTTGCTCAATCCCGCAACGGTTAAATGTAGTTTTCCGTCTTGCTCAATTAAATATCTTTTGGCGCCCAAGGTTTTAAAGTGTGTGTAAATGCCTTCAAAATCCCAAATACCCAAGGGTTTAGTTATCCCTTTAATTGTTTTTGGTGCTAATAAATCAGAATTTATTTTATTTTGTTTACACATTATATTTAACTTGCGTGTAATGCGTTTATTATACCATTCAATAAAATCTTTGTGTTTTTCATAATTCAAAAACTTTATACTGTCGGTATCGCTATAAACATAATCGTCTTTAATATTTAATATTCCTGTCCATAAATTTGCCCTTGCGTATGCTGTTACCCATACCCCCCACGGGTAGAAAAGAAAACGCGATTTTGATTTATTGTATTTATCTAAATCTTCAACGGCATTTGTTTTTTCTTTTGTCCATTCGTCATCACTATAAATCGAATTATCGCGGACAATATCAGTAACACACATTCCATATACAGAATTTAACATTCCTTTAGAAAGCAAATATTCTGTTTCTTTTCCCGCTACCCCCTTTAAAGTTGTTTTCTTCCCGTATAATTCAATAATTGACTTTAACACGGGAATAGGTAAATAACCTTTTGCATATCTAATAATATTACCTACTTTGCATTGTTTCCATTTATAGGATTGCTTTATAATTTTAAAATCAATATCTGTTAATGTTATGTGTAACTCATCGGCACAATATACGCGCCCATTATTAACTATTGGATTTATTAAGCGTGTACATTTACTTTCACTAATATAATTTTCAAATGCAATAGAGCTTTCAATATTATAAAATATAGCGTCAAAAAGCAAGCAATAATGCGACAAATAAAAGTTAAAATCTTTCTCTTTAGTTAGTGTTGTAGTTTGTCCTGTGCTCATTGGATACAGTTCAGATAACATAACGGCGGGATAGCTTGATGTAAAATCAATAGACGCAACATTTTCTAACACTTTACCGCTATAATTTGCATTTGCGTGCGTAAATCCACCAGCAAAAGCGCGTTTTAATTGTTCGTATTCCTTTACGCCTGTTATTTGTAAATCATTCATCGTTTGCCTATACCTTAAATAATGGCCTTTATTATCTTTTTTATGATTTGTATTTGTGTGATAACAATTATTACGAACAAACTTTCTAACACGTCCCGTATTTGTCAATGGTATTTTTGTAATATCCTTATATAGTGCTATTTGCTCATTGATATAATAAAGCAATATTTCAATGTCATTATTACAATATGCCTTTTCTTCCTCTGTTAAAGGTGTTTTACTATTTCTAATTATTGTATAATCTAAATCACCTACCAATTTTTGTATTTTATGACTTGTTAAATTTTCGGCTGTTTTTGCTAATGAATAACCGCTTAAAATATAACTATCTCTAAATTCAATGCCATATTCACATAATGCTTTTATTGGCTTTCTTTCATCAGTTGCAAACACATTCAACCAATTAAAGTATTTGCGCATAAATTGAAATTCAAAACCCAAATTGTGAACATAACAAATTAAGCGCCTATTTTCATGCAATCCAAAATATACTTGCAATTTCTTACAAGTTTCTATAAATTCTTGCCACGTTCTACCCAAATAAATATGTTCTTTATCTTGTATTCCAAATTGCCAGCAATACATAAATGCAAACTTTTCACCATTATATAAAGTATTTGTTGTTTCAATATCGAACGCACATTCTATATTAACATATTCAACTTTTTTATTTGTTCTTATTATATCGGCTTGAATATCTGTTATATTAAATGTGTTTATATCGTACATTGTAACACCTTATTAAATAGTAACATAAAGCTCTAACTCATCGTCAACGGCTGAACTACTTGCATTTTGTGCCGCTTCAATAATGCTTTCATAGCCCATCATTTTAGCTATATTTTCCGCTATTTGTTCTTCATAGCCCTCTATAGCTGATAAATCTGTATTTTGTTCTTTAGCATATTGATTGATACTTTCCCAAATTCTATGGTAGCCAATAGCAGACGCTGTATTTTCTGTATTTCTAATATATTGCTCTATCATTCTTGCAATTTGGAAAAATTCTTTCGCATACTGATAGCTTTTTTCTGCCATGCCCGTATTAGCGGCAATAGAATTTAATAGACTTTTTGCGCCTTTTACAGTGCTTGAAATGTTATTAGTAAATTGTCTTACTCTTGCAAGCTCTTTTTGTAAAGCGTTAAAATCTTTACCTTTTACACTAAATTTTTCTCCCCCGCTTTCAATCCATTTTTTATATGCGGGGGAATCTTCAAAACCATGTTGTTCTAACCTTGCAAGCCTTTTGTTTGCCATACTTGCAAGCCGTGATACCTCTTTCTTTAGTTGCTTATATTGGCTCTCTACACCACTTGTATCAATATTTACAGCACTTGTACCAAGAGCATTTACCGCACTATTTACAGCATTAGAAATAGAGCTATTATCAACATTGATATTTAAATCACTATAAATTGCCATTATTTAATACCCCCGAAATACATAATTTGTAAATTGTTGTTGTTCAATTTGTGTTTTACACATATTGTAATAATAAAACAAATATCTAATATTATTAGCGCGACCATTTTCAAACGCTGAAATATTTTTAATATTTGTGCCTGTATTTCTACAAAAGTCTGTTTGAGTTACTTT